GGTTCTAACCTGACGACTGCTAAAGAGTTTGAGCGTATGCTTTTACAGGCTACTGGTACTCTTGATTCACAAGGAATGGTGTCTGCTGTTGCTCGTGATGCAGGTCAAGGTGGTATTTCGATGGCTGTTGCCTCGATTATCAAGAAATACAAGCGTACATTGGTGAACTTCCAAGAGGATTTTATGATCCCCTTCATCACCAAAGCGACATACCGCTATATGCAGTTTGACCCAGAGCGTTATCCTACTGTGGACATGAAGTTTATTCCGACTGCTGCTTTGGGAATCATTGCTCGTGAGCATGAACAACAGCAATTCATCTCTCTCTTGCAGACTCTTGGCCCAAATACACCTGTTTTGCCAATCATTCTCAAGGGAATCATGGCTAATTCATCGTTGTCAAACCGCTATGAGTTGATTGAGATGCTGGACAAGATGGCTTCTGGTGATCCACAAGCTCAACAAGCACAGCAAATGCAACAACAATTGGCTATGCAACTGGCTCAAGCTCAGATTGCTGTCCAAACGACTCAAGCAGAGCAGAATAAGGCAGAGGCTCAGAAGTTGTTGACAGAGGCTCAACTGATGCCTATTGAACTTCAGGCTAAGAGCATGGCGGCTAACACCAAGAATCTACCAAATGAGGCAGATTTAGCGGCTCGTGAGTTTGATAAACGAGTAAAAGTTGCAGATTTGCTACTCAAAGAGGCTGATATCAAGAATAAAGCCAAGATCGTTGAAAAACAGATGACTAAGCAATGACCCCTGAACTGCAAAAGTACTACGAAGAGCGATTTTCCACAATGTCCACACAAGGTTGGATAGATTTGATGGAAGATGTTGACAGAATGATTGAGCCTTTGAATAATATTTCGACAATTGCAGATGAAAAGACTCTACAATTTCGAAAAGGTGAGTTATCAATCCTTATTTGGCTGAAAAACTTGAAACAAGTCAGCGAACAAGCATTTGAGGACTTAAATGAAAAGAATTTATGAATACGCCTGTGAAAATGGGCATAAAACAGACAGATTTGTTGATTATGAGACAACAAGTCTAGTATGTGAGTGTGGTGGGCAAGCTCATCGCATTTTATCCGCACCTGCTTTTAGATTAGAAGGTTGGTCTGGTTCCTTTCCTACTGCATACAGTAAGTTTGGTAAAAGCCACACAGATAAGCTAAAAGCGGAGCAAAAAGCCAACTCATAAGCAATAGTGCCGAGTTGAATGTCCTACAACCGATTGACGGCAGGAAAAAGGAAAATAGTATGTTGATTGACGATGACAAAGAAGAGTTTGGTGAATTAGAGATCGAAGAGCAGAAGGCAGAGGCTAAGTCTGAGCTTCCTGAGAAATACAGGGACAAAAGCGTAGACGAGATTGTGAGAATGCACCAAGAGGCTGAAAAGCTCATTGGTAAGCAAGCACAAGAAGTAGGCGAAGTCCGAAGATTGGCTGATGAACTCATCAAACAGAACCTGGTGTCTAAACAGCAACAGACAAAGCAGGAAGAGCCTGAAGTAGATTTCTTTGAGAATCCACAGAAAGCAATTCAAAGGACTGTTGACAATCACCCTGACGTTCAAGCAGCTCGCCAAGCGACTCTTGAGATGCGTAAGGTGCAAGTTCAGCAAAGGTTAGCGCAAGAGCATCCCGATTTTGGCGATATCGCAAAAGATCAGGAGTTTGCAAACTGGGTGAAGTCTAGCCCTGTTCGCTTAAAGCTCTTTCAAGAAGCCGATGCTGGATATGATTTCGACTCTGCCAATGAATTGATTTCTACTTACAAGCAACTACGGACTGTAAAAAGTCGCCAAGTAAGTGAAGAGGGTGAGGCAACTCGCAAGCAGAACTTAAAGGCTGTAGGTGTAGATGTAGGTGGTTCTGGTGAATCATCAAAGAAGATTTATCGTAGGGCTGACCTTATTCAGCTTCAATTGAAAGACCCAGATCGATATGCCGCGCTAAGTGATGAAATCATGCAAGCGTACATTGAGAAACGGGTTCGTTAAACATCGTTTTTAGGAGATTTAATCATGGCAAATACCGCCTTTTCCCCAACAAATAGCGTTACCACAACATCCGCAGCTAACTTCATTCCAGAGATTTGGAGTGATGAAATTGTTGCCGCCTATAAGAAAAACCTCGTCTTGGCCAACTTGGTCAAGAAGATGTCTTTCAAAGGCAAAAAGGGTGACACTGTTAACATCCCTAGCCCTGCTCGTGGTTCTGCTTCACTCAAAGCCGCTACTGATGCCGTTACTCTGATTGCAGAGAGCGACACCAACATTCAAGTGTTGATTAACAAGCACTATGAATACAGCCGTTTGATCGAAGACATCGTTGAAGTTCAAGCCCTGACATCACTGCGTTCTTTCTATACAGAAGACGCTGGTTATGCTTTGGCAAAACGCATCGACACAGACTTGGTTCAATTGGGTCGTGCCTTCAATGGCGCTACAGTTGGTACTGATGACTACGCTACATCTGCTTCTAGCACAAAGGCTTATATCGGCTCTGATGGTACTACTGCTTACAACAGCTCTAGCTCAAACGCTGCCGCTTTGACCGATGCCGCTATTCGTCGCACGATTCAGCGTTTGGATGACAACGACATTCCTATGGATGGTCGTTTCTTCATCATCCCTCCTTCAAGCCGCAACACTTTGATGGGTTTGGCTCGTTACACTGAGCAAGCATTTGTCGGTAACGGCAATGCAATCCGCAATGGTGAAATCGGTCAACTGTACGGCATGGCTGTGTTCGCCACATCCAATGCTGATACTGGTGCTGGTAACTCTGGCGCTGACCGCATCTGCTTGATGGGCCACAAAGACTCTATGGTCTTGGTTGAGCAATTGGGCATCCGTTCACAGACTCAGTACAAACAAGAGTACCTTGGTACATTGTTCACTGCTGACACTCTGTATGGCGTGAAAGCTCTCCGTACAAGCGCTACTAGCTCTGCTGCTAACGCTTCTGGTGCTTTTGCTCTGGCAGTTCCAGCCTAATTGTTGCCACTTTCCCCTCGCCTTAATTGGTGGGGGGATTTTTTCTTAATCTAGGAGGAATTTATTATGGCAACCGCTTCAGCAGTAGTATCTCGTCGTGGTAACGACCAGTTCCGTGGCTTGTTCAGCGATACATGGGCAGTCACAGCAACTTTGAACGCAGGTTCATTGGTTGATGGCGCTGGCGAAACAGACGACATTACAGTCCCTGGCGTAGCTTTGGGCGATATGGTTCTTGGTGCATCTTTGGGTGTGGATTTGGTCGGTTTGATTGTGTCAGGATATGTTTCTGCCGCAGATACTGTCAAGTTCCGTATTCAGAATGAATCTGGTTCTACAGCAGACTTGGCTTCAACAACAATGCGTATTGTTATTGCTCGCATGGTCTAATAAAAGGGGGCTAATAACCCCCTTTTTAACGGAGTTTATATGGCAACCTTCAAGTGTTTAACAAGCGGTCAGACAGTCACTTTTGTCTACCAACATGACATTGACTCAATGAAGGGTCATCAAGGTTATGTCAGAATAGATGATGAGGTTGCTCAAGAGCAAGTACAGCCTCTAGAACTTACTCCACCTCCCAAGAAGATGGGTCGTCCAAGGAAAGTAGTTGAAAATGTCTGAGATTGATCCACGAGAATTCGGAAAACTTGAAGCCCAAGTTGAGGCGCTTCAGGTAGAAGTCCATGCACTTCGCCAAGATATCAAAGCCCTTTTGGAGATGGCTAACAAGTCCAAAGGCGGTATGTTCGTTGGTATGGCTATCGCCTCAGTAGTAGGCGGTGTCGTTTCATTTATTGCAACCAAACTTGTAAGGTGATCTTATGTACGGAAAAGCCAAAATGACTAGCGCCAAAATGCCTAAAAAGGACGCTAAAAATGGTATGCCCATCGCAATAATGATTGCTGTTGGTAAGCCCATGCCCAAGCGTGGTGAGCGTACTGCCAAGAACATGATGGCAAAGAAAGCCAAGAAATGAAGACCAAGGCAGAGGCCAAGATCAGCAAAGTCATGCGTGAGTATAAAGCAGGAACTTTGCATTCTGGCAAAGGTGGCTCTGTTGTTAAGAAGCCTAAACAAGCCATTGCCATTGCTTTGTCTGAGGCTGGCATGAGCAAACCAAAGAAGAAAAAATGAAGACTCCTGCTTGGCAAAGAAAAGAAGGAAAATCTGCGTCAGGGGGCTTGAATGCCAAAGGAAGAGCATCGTATAATGCAGAAACTGGTGGCAATCTAAAGGCTCCAGTAAAGTCG